GCTAAATAGTGAAAATTGGTTATCTTGAAAAATTGCACGATTTCGTAATGCCCTCTTTCAAAGCCGTTCCACATTGATTTTAACCATCTGTGTATGGTGGGTGATGACAGGTTCGAACTGCCGACCCTCTCGGTGTAAACGAGATGCTCTACCAAACTGAGCTAATCACCCACATTGCTTTCTACTCTGGCTCTATTTAGTTTATGTAGGTCCAAGAGCTGTTGACCTCGCATTTATTGGTTATTGTTGTTTACTGTCTGTACAAACCCCCGGGCACCCGGAAAAATCAGACTATAGTATGGTACTCCGTAGGAGGATCGAACTCCTATTGCTGAGATGAAAACCCAGTGTCCTAACCATTAGACGAACGGAGCAAATATAAATTGGAGGGATGGATTACTGTCGTTACTCTGTCGTAAACGAATTGTGGACTGGTAATCACTTGTAATCCTGTCCCTTACCCGAGTCTCTCGACCCCTATTAAACTCCACTGGTCATGTGTTCGTATGCTTCATCACATTCCGTGATTTGCTCGCCACATGCACAGGTTTGCTCTTCCTCAAGAGTTGGCGCACCAACTAATGATCTTATTTGTTCTTCTGTATAATTTTGTTCCATGCTACTATTATAGCAAATTAGAAAAGTTTGTCAACCTATTTATTGAATTACAATATCTTCCATTCCAGCAGTTCTAAGTTTTGTGATGTGTCCTATTTGCCATTGCTTGACATCTAAGCCTTTCATAATACCTAAGTACCTATTTCTCAATAGACTGAATTGGTTACATAGATGCGTTAGGTCAATAACACTATCTTCACCGTCAACATACTTTTCAGCATCTCTGCTGGACAGTTGTCTATTGTATGTTTCCAAATACTTGCGGAATGTTTTAGAACGTTCTTTGCGAAGTTCTATGTTTAAGTGTTCGAGGATTGCTTCAATCTCTTGTAACTGATTAAAACGATGTTCTGTAATGCCGGGTAAGGCAGAACTGGATTTCTCCAGACTGCCTCTTATCCCAACTTCATACTTGGCTTCCTCAAGTTCGTTTTCAAAGTAATTTACTGAATCAACGATCTCACCTAAATTACCAACTACTTTATTATACCAAGTACTCATTTTTAATACTCGTACTCGTCGTCATCATCCTCGTCATCAACACCTTCGTCAAAATAAGTAACGATTGCTGTTTTCATAACTTTGTCAAATTCGTTTTTGTAAATATCAATATCCTGGATATCAATATTCTCTTCAAACAATCTTAACATAGTCTCTGCTACGTGTAAACGATCTTTAGAGTTGACATGGGTTTTTACAAGTTCCCATGTCTCACTAAGTAATGCTATCTCAGGACTCATCCATCAACTCCTCTATGTTATCAAATTCGTCAGGGTCAACATCGCCAACATCAAGGTCTTGTTCGACACCTGTTGCTTTAGGATTTTGACTCCACTCATCTATAATTATCTGGAGTTTATCTCCGGACCAGCCTTTTCTGAACTCTTTGATCTCTTCACCTGTTACTGGTGAGACATAAGAGAGTTTGTTACCAACTTTATCAACAATGCCTCTTGTTTCAAGCATTTCTAATAGGCCACTATATGGGTCCATGCCTGTCTCATAAGGAATTTTGATTTGCACACCTTCGAAAGGTTTTGCGTAACGTGACTTAACTACCTTACATGCCGCTCTAATACCTTGCACTGTAGATACTTTATTACCATCGAGATCTTCTTTTAATTTAAGTTTTCTCATAGCAACAACAATACTACTTGCATAGATAAAGCCCTGACCACCTGAGATTTTATCATCTGGGTCAAACATATCTTGTGATGCATAAGTGTGGTTAGTAGCAATTAAGGCAATCGGAAAAGGTGCAATCTGGTTAACAGTGTTTCTAACCAAGGCTGTTAATGCCTTAGGCTTTCTACCCATGTCACCTTTCATGTCACCTTTTTCAAATTGTGCTACGTCAGTTGGTGTTAATAACATTCCTAAACTATCTACAACAAATGCTAACTTAGGCATTTCTTCATAGGGGAGATCGCTGTAGTGTGCTTTATAGTCTTTAACAAATTCACTAATTGCTTTTGCAACATCGTCAATCATGCTAACACTGATCTTTAATAGTTTTTCTGGTGATGTATCAACGTCAAGTGCTTGTAGCCAATCTTCGTCGAGTGCGTTTTCTGAATCAAACAATACTACCTGACAGCCCATATCTTGAGCGTTCTTTACAATATTGCCTGAACATATAAACG